GGCTTTTTCATTGCAAAGGCTGATGTGATGTGGCTTTACAATAGCTACAACAACGAGGAAAATATGGCGCAAATCTTCTTGGATTGCACCATTGATGTCCCGGCGTAATACAAGACAACTTGTTCAACTCTCTTTTTGAAGGAAACTCAAAATGGCTCTCATTAACAAAGTCTTGCCCGGTTATGTGGCAACCCTGTGGTGTCAAACTGGCGCTACGCCCACTCCTCTGACTGACGCTCAATTGTCAACTTGGACTGGTCAAGTCGCTGACATCATCGGTACTGCCGCTGGCGGCACTGGTACTGATGGCATCAACGTGCCTGTCGAAGCAATTCCTGCTTTCGGTGCTGATGACGCTGTGGCCGCTTTCTCGGTTGCTGGCGCTCGTACTGGTGCAAAGATCACCACTCAGAACCAAGTGACCTCGTTGAGCATCACTTCTGCTTGGAACCCTGCTGACACTGCTCAGTTGTTGATCCGCGAAGATGGCTACAACGGCACAATCGTTCGCACCTACGTCATTGCTGTGTATGACGGCGAAGACACTGTTGCCTACGCTTTCAACGGCATGGTTGGCGGTATGTCTTGGGACATGTCTCCTTCTGCTGAAGGCAAGTTCAACTTCACAATCCACCCAATCGGTGGCAACAGCTACGGCTGGTCAAACAACGCCTAAGAAAATATGACGACAATAAAAGACAACACAGACCTGTTGAGTTTCCTTGTGGGCCAAGCCGATTCTTCCAAGAATTGGTTTGGCTTCACTCAGCAGCGCATTACGGCCATTGCTTTGGCTCACGACATTGCACGGCATCACGCCGACAAACTCACGCCAGATGAAGCCGTGGCTTATGCCATTGCATTGAATCAGGCCGTATACGACAAGATCATCAAAACTACACGATAAGGAAATCACATGTCACGCATCTCATCTGCTTTTGGCGACAGTTACCAAAAGGCATCTGCACATTTGCGTACCAAGTCTTTTGAACTTGGTGGGCACATCTTCAAGGTTCGCATCCCTTTGACCAAAGAGATGGAGCAACTGGAAGATCGAATCACAACCATTGATGAAGCCGAACTGAACACTCGTTACGAGAAGATGTCATCCAGCTTTCGTGACGGATCAATCATTGAAGGTGTTGAAGTCACTGAGGATGATGTCATCGTTGAAGGGCGCTCCACCAAGGGTTTGGCGCGTTCCGTCATCCTGATGGAGCAACGAATTGTTGAGTACATCAAGCTGCTTGTGCCTGAGACTGGCGACTTGGACAATCTGACGTATGAGGACGTTGAAGCTGAATGGCCCATGATGGTCCAGCTTGAAATGATTGCAAAGATTACTGAGTCGATTCAACCGGGCTACAAGGACGCTCGAAAAAACTAATTCAGGACGCTCACTCACAAGCCAGAGCGTACATCTACGCTCACGGTGGGTGTCCTGATGAAGTTCCTGTTGATGACCTGAGAAACATTGAGATTATGTTGAGCGATGGGATGATTGGGAATAAGGCGCTGTTGTTGGCGCTAAGTTCCTTGACCACGGGCAACTTAAACTCGAAAATGCAGAAGACGGCAAAGCCATTCAGGATGATGGATGTGTTGCCGTCAACGCACGACTACATCGTTCCACCTTTGAGTGAAGAGCAGCAGCGTGAGCAAACTAACCGACAACTGTTGGCGTTTGTTGCGATGAAGCCGGGTTCGGAGAAATTCTTGAAAGAGTGACATGGAATACACCCCGCAAAGCAAATCTTTTAAGTTGGAAGGGTTTGCTGAATTTGAGCAGCAGTTGCGAGACATGGCTGAAGGATTCCGGGGTGATTTGGTGGCTCGAAACACGCTTACGCCAGCCGCAAAGGCTGCAATGGGTTCAGTCTTTGCATCGGCCCAATCAAGGGCTGCTGTTGGCGACAAGCCACGGGACGCTGACAACCCCATCCACATGCGCGACACAATCCGTCTTGACTCCAGAATTCCAAACGCCAAGGACAAGATGAGCGAGTACGTCAATGAGACTGACGCTGTGATTGCTGTGGTTTCTGTGAAGAAGAGCGCTGTATCTCTTGCCAACGAATTTGGCACATCCAAGATGGCTGCTCGACCTTTTCTGCGCCCTGCCTTGCAAGAAAACGCCGAGTCTGTGTTGACTGAACTAAAATCACAGTTGGCTGTCAGAATCCCTGAATATGCCAAGAAACTGGCGCGAAGGAAGAAATAATGGCTTCACAAAATATTGCTCGACTTGGCGTTGTCCTTGGTTTGGACACGGCTGAATTTACAGCATCCATTGATAAGGCGATTGCCGAGAACGTCAAGCTCAAAAACGCCATTCGCCGCGAGACTGATGCTGCTGCAAAAGAGATTGTTGCGCTCAAATACGCTACTGACGATTACGGTAAGACTGTTTCTAAGGTCACTCAAGTTGAGCGTGAAATGGCCGCTGGCCGATTTAAGAACGCCACCGCTGATGTGAAGAAGCAGTTGCTTGACCAAGCCGCTGCCTACGACAAAATTGCAATGTCGGCCAAAGGCGCAACCAATGCTCAATTCAAGATGAACGAGCAACAGAAGATCAACCTTACTTATCAGACAACTGACTTGTTTACGCAGATTGCTTCTGGTCAAAACCCACTCATTGCGGTCATCCAGCAGGGCGGTCAGTTGAAGGATGCAATGGGTGGCTTGGGCAACATGTTCAAGGCTATTGGATCGTTATTTAATCCATTCAGAATTGGACTTCTTTCTATTGCCACTGCTGTTGGCACTGTTGGTTATGCCATCTACAAAGCAATTGACGACTTGGATAAGTTCAAGGATGCAATGACTTTGACTGGCAGTTTTGCTGGCGTTACATACGACAAGCTCTTAAACCTTGGCAATGTGTTGTCAACAAAAACAAACGCATCAATTGGCGATGCAAGAGATGTCATGCAGCAGTTGGCTGCAACTGGAAAATACACATCAACATCTCTTGAAGCCGTTGGCGAAGTTGTCTTGCGGTTCGCAAAGATTTCTGGTGTTGATGCTGCTGAAGCCGCCAAGACACTTATTCCATTGCTGGATGGCACAGCAAGTTCTGCCAAGCAGTTAAACGACAAGTACCATTTCTTGACTCTTGAGCAATACAAGAACATTGAGGCTCTTGAGAAGCAGGGTAAGTTGCAAGAGGCTGCAAAGATGCAAGCTACCTTGTTGAATGAAAGCCTGCAATCAACTCAACGTCAGCTTGGCAACTTAGAGGCTGCATGGCAAGGTGTGGCTAACTTTGCATCCAAGGCTTGGGATGCAATGATGGGTTGGGGTCGTGAGGATGGTGTTGCCAGAGCTTCAGAGCTTGAGAAAAAGATCAATGACATTGTTCAGCAGATTGAGGATAGGCAATCCAAAGGTCTGAAGACTGGTTCTCAGGAAGCCGCTTTAAAGGCGTTCCGCACTGAACTCAATGCCATCGTCAACAAAGAGATTGCTGCCCTTGATGCTGTTGAAGCAAAGATGAAAAAGGCAGAGCAAGAGCAGCAAAAGATTAAAGATTATGCAGGCGCTGGAGGTGCTGGAAAGTCATCAGAGCTTAGTTCCGCTATCGCAAAGGCCGAGGCTGAGGTTAGATTCCTTCAGGCCATGAAGTCTGCGAATGAGATAGAAAAGATTGAGCTTGAAGCGCAAAAGAAAATAGATGAAAAGAAGGCTGAGTTCAGCAAGAAGTCAGCGGAAGAAAAACGTGCGTTTGGAGGGATGCTTGCCAAACAAGAGGCCGCTGAAATCTTAGCCATTGAACTTGATAAGCAACAAAAAATCCAAAAAATTAGGTCGCAAGAGAAGATCAATATAGCGAAAGCCACGACTGCCGAAGAGGAATCATTGCGTGAGTTTAATAACGAATACGCAAAAATGGTTGCCAATGCAGAATGGGAGACAAGAGAAAAGACTAGATCAATGGAGCTTGGGAAAGAAGACCTTGAGCTGAAATACCAATTGATCTACGCCACAGAGAAAGAAGTCAAACTTGCAGAGCTTGCTTTGAAATATGAGCGCATGAGAGAGGAAGCAAAAGGCAAGGCTGGCGAATCTACTATCCTTGAGAATTTGGATAAACAAGAAAAAATCGAAAGGTTTTTTGTTGAGACACAAGACTCAATGAAGCGCACACAGCAAGTGTTTGACTCTGTATGGGGCAACTTAGGTTCGGCTATCGACAACTTTGTCAAGACTGGCAAGCTGAACATGAAGGACTTTGCTCGTAGCGTCATTCAGGATTTGATTGCAATCCAGATGAAGGCTGCTGCTCTGCGGTTCCTTGGCTCTATGTTTGGCAGCTTCAATGCTAATGCTGGATACAGTCAGGCAACAACATACGCATCAACTGCTTCACAAGGCTGGCTTGGATTCGCAGATGGCGGCGATCCTCCAGTAGGCAGGGCAAGTATTGTTGGTGAGCGTGGTCCAGAGCTTTTCATTCCTAAGACTGCTGGCACAATCATTCCAAATCACGACCTTGGCAAAATGGGCGGCACAACCAATGTCACAAACAACTACATCAACGCAATTGATGCCAAGTCGTTTGAGAACAGGCTGCTGGAAAGTAGCAACACAATCTGGGCTGGTTATCAGTACGCTAACAAGCAGCTTGCATCGAACGGTAGAAGGGCTTAACTATGTCGGGATTTCAAACCATCTTTAACATCCAGCAATCCATGACGGTGAACAACCGTAGGATGGTTGGACAGCAAGTTGCAAGGTCGGGCTACATCACTGTGGCTCAGTACCTTACGGCTGTGCCTTGGGTGTTTACTGTGTCGCCTCACAGTTACTTGTACTATCCACAGGTGCGCGACATCATTCAGACGATTGACAATAAAGATCGTCAGTTGCCAGAAACAATCACGTTTAACAACAGCAACCTTGACTGGTTCACCAAGACACTTGGAACGGCCACAGCGGCCACATTGAACGGTACGCCCACCCCAAACACGCAAAGCCTCAATTTGATCTCTAACGGCACGTTTAAGGCGGGTGATTTCATCATGGTGGGTGGATATACCTACAAGGTCACAGCAGACTCTGCTGGCTCTGTAGTTGGCATCCATCGTCCGTTGATTGGCACACCATCATCTGGCGCTACGGTGTCAATTGGCAATGCTTGCACGTTTACTGTTGTTGCCGAGAAGTGTCCAACGTATACTTTGAACCCAATGAACGATGGCGCATTTGTTCAATGGGACAGTGAGTTTGTTTTCCGGGAGTACATCACATGACAGCAATGGCGGCTCTTAGTGGCCCACAAATTAGACACGCTGAGTTTGTAAAACTGACGGTCGGCCTTGCAGAGACTGTCTACACATTTTGCAACGCAGCGGCCCCAATCACTGTTGGAGGAATTACCTTTGCGAATCTGGGTGCTTTGCTTAATGTGGGTGACGTTCAGCGCGATATGCGATCCACCAGCGATGACATGACCATTGCGTTGACGGGTATTGACCCGACAAACATTGGCATCATTCTTGGCAATGACATTAAGGGTTCGCTGGTTGAAGTGTGGCGCGGGTTCTTTGACTCAAACAACCAGATCATCACTACGCCTTCAACGCAGTTCTTTAAACGCTATCAGGGCATCATCAACAGCGTATCTATCACAGAAGACTTTAATTCTGAGTTGCGTACACGGATTGCCACTTGTTCCATTGCTTGCTCGTCTATGCGGCGCATCTTGGAGAACAGGCTTGGCGGCGTAAAGACAAACGAATCAAGCTGGCAGTTCCTGTATCCCGGAGATACAAGTATGAGCCGTGTTGCAACAATTGCAAATACATACTTTGACTTTGGCAAGCCACCGCAAAAAGAAACCCAATCAACAGACACTACACAGCTTGATTATTCTGGAGGATGGGGACAATAAATGATAAGACTTGCAACAAGATATGACATTCCAAGATTGCTTGAAATTGTTGAGGCGTATTCATACGAGACTCCAATTAAAGCGCTTGGCAAGCAACACAACCATTTTCCAAAATATGTTGAGGAATTGCTTTTCAGCATCATTGCTGGACGAGGCTTCATCTACATTGACAACCATATGCGCGGCGCAATCATTGCAATCAAGCAGGGCAATGTATGGTCGCCAAAGTTGAAAGAGTTGAATGAGTTGCTTTGGTGGGTTGAGCCTGAACACCGAAATGGGACAATTGGCGGTAGGCTATGGAAAGCATTTGACGAGCGGGCTGAAGCGATGCTTAAAACTGGCGACATTGATTTTGTTGTCACAAGTATTTCTGCGAATGGCCCTTTGATTGATTACACAAAACGCGGTTACGCTCCTTTGGGCGCATCGTTTGTACGGGAGTAAGAGATGGTCGGAACAATGATTGTCGCTGCGGCGGCTGGTGTTGGTGCGGCGGGTGTAGCTGCTTCTTTTGCGCTTACTGCTGCGGCTTTTGCCGTAAACTTTGCTGTCTCGTTGATTGTGTCTCGCGTATTTGGTCAAGACCAACAAGGCCCGCAAGACAGCGGTACGCGACAACAGGTTCCACCATCAAGCGTCAACGCCATTCCAATTGTTTATGGCGATGCTTACCTTGGCGGAACGTTCGTTGATGCGGTGCTGACAACCGACCAAAAGACAATGTATTACGTTGTGGCGGTGTCTTGCATCAGTCCAAACGGACAATTCTCTTTTGACACAACCAAATTTTATTATGGCGACAGGCTTATCACGTTTGATGGCACTGACGCAACAAAAGTGGTCAGCCTGACAGACGAAGCTGGCAACGTAGACACAAAAATTTCCGGCAACCTTTACATCAATCTTTACAAGTCAACGGCTGGCGGCTCAATAACGCCAATCAACGGCTCTGCTGCCCCAAGTTCTGTGATGGGCGGTTCTGACATTGATGTTGACTTGCGCTGGCCTTCAAGTGGTCGTCAAATGAATGGCCTTGCGTTTGCCATCATTAAACTGAACTACAACCAAGATGCTGGCACAACTTCTTTGTCGCCAATTACTTTTGCGGCACAGCACTACTTGAACAGCACTGGCGTGGCAAAGCCCGGTGATGTTTGGTATGACTACATCACCAACGCAGCATATGGCGGCGCTGTTGACCCTGCTTTTGTAAATGCCAGTTCTGCCACCGCATTGAACGCATACGCAGACGAAACAATCACATATACGCCATCTGGTGGTGGCAGTGCTACACAGTCTCGATACCGCATGAACGGCGTGATTGATGCTGGTCAATCAGTCTTGAGTAACCTTGACAAGATCATGACTTGTTCTGATTCTTGGATGGCGTACAACGCCGCTCTTGGCCAGTGGTCTATTGTTATTAACAAAGCAGAAAGCGCTTCTTACGCATTTGACGATGACAACATCATTGGTGAAGTGCGAGTAAGCGCGACCGACATCACTCAATCAGTCAACCAAGTTGAAGCAAAGTTTCCAGACAAGGGCGCAAGGGATCAGCCCAACTTTGTCAACATTGCAACTCCCTCTGGCTTGCGCTATCCCAATGAGCCAGACAACAAGTACAGCGTTACGTATGACCTGTGTAACGATTCTGTCCAAGCGCAATACCTTGCTAACCGTATTCTTGAGCAAGCCCGTGAAGACCTGATTGTCAGCTTCAGCACAACCTATTACGGCATCCAAGTTGATGCGGGTTCCGTTGTCAGCGTCACAAACTCTGATTACGGTTGGAGCAACAAGCTGTTCCGTGTAGTCAAAGTAAACGAAGCATCCTTGCCTGATGGCAGTCTTGGTGCAAAGTTGGAGTTGAGCGAATACAGCGCGGCGGTGTACGATGATTTTGACATCACGCAATATGTGCCTGTACCAAACAGCGGCCTTCCATCTGCTGTTTTCTTTAGCCCGTTGTCTGCGCCTACGGTTACAGCAAGCAACCCAACAAGCGCAATTCCTAACTTCAACGTATCGGTCGCAATCCCTGCCATTGGTCGAGTAACACGTGGTGAGTTGTTTTACACAACTTCCACAACGCCAACATCTGCCGATTGGAAGTTGCTTTCGTCTGCCAGCACAATTGATGGCATTCCAGTAACGCCGGGTTCAACTTATGTTTTTGCAAATCAGGTTTTGCCAACAGGAGCAAGCCCGACTGCCACTTACTACTTCAGCTACGTTGTTGGCAACGAAGACGCAACATCGCCAAGAAGCCCAACAAGCGCGGCATTTACTTGGACACCAGTTGCCGCTGTTG